TTCACCTTATCTGCCCAATATGCGGCACTCATTTTCCCTTTGGATATATTTTTACGATGACGCGCCTTGAAACTCTTACGCTTCATCTTCATACGTTGGGACTCCCCAGCCTTCGGCTTTCCAGCGGTGCTTGCACCCTGTTCTCCAAAGCGGATTGTTCTAACCTGGTCACCCTGTTTAGCCACAACTACGTGAGACTTCTTGGGATGAGTAGGAGTACGTTTAGGCTTATTGAAGCCAGAGACTCCTGCCCTAGCGAGTCTTGGATCTCTCTTGCTTGCCATATTCACCGTACTTTCCTAATACTGCTCTTACAGTTCCGTTCTTATTCAGACGAACTATTTTCCCGTCCTTAATCTGGACAGAGTTAAAACCACGATGGGTCTTGTATTGTCCAGATGACATTATTGAAGATGCTTCTTTGCGTTTTTGTTCTTGCTCTTCATTGGCTTCTTGAGAACGATTGACTTATCAAGTGCGTTCATCTTTGAAATTTTGCGCATCGCAGTACGACCACGCTCAGCCTTTTGTTGTGCTGTTAGTTTTACTGCCATTATTTCTTCTTCGCTTTCTTCTTAACAGCCTTCTTCTTGGCCTTCATCATCATGGCTTTTTCTTCCATCTTTTCAGCCTTTGCGTACATCTTGGCTGCCTTCTTACCCTTAGCTGTGTAAGGGAACTTCTTTCCGCTAACCATTGGCATTAAATTAACCCTCCTGTTGAGTCGTCCGCTTTGAACGCCTTCCCTGCTTGATTACTTACCTCAACTGCCACCTTTATGTCTCGCATGCGAGTTGATGACGGTTGAATCCCTTGTGCTCTAGCATCTCTATAAGCCTGGAGCTCTGCATCCCACTTCTTGGTAGACATACTGGTTCTTGTTGATGCTTCTCCCGGACTTAAACTAAGACCAAGAATTTTGCATCCAAAGCATCCATCAACATCTACAGGATGTGTTTTTCTATGTAACATCTGTCCCCCTAGACAGTTTCGACTGTGTAACCTGCTGCCTCTAACGCTGCCTTTTCTGTAGCTGATACCTCATAACGGTGACCACCCAAGTAATACAAGTCAGCATTAGCCAAATCTTCAGCATACGGAAAGCGTTCTTGACGATAAACACCGTTCTCCTTTATGACAGTAATGCCACGCTCCAACTTGTATCTGTAGTGCAGTACGTTGTCCCCTGCAGGTCCTTCAGATACTGTTGGTGGGGTAAAATAAAAAGCCATAAGTCCTCCTTAGTGAACTCACCACCAAGCAGGGTTTCCCCTGCCTGGCAGTCAATCAGCTAACTAGACTGTTGGACGGACAGACGATGCTGTCTCGATACGCCATAGCGCTTCTGAACGGTAACGGTTCCAGCCAAGGACGCCGTACCAGCCGATTGGGCGGAGACGCATCAACTTGTCTGTAACTGGACCGATAACTGTGTGTGGTTCTTCTGCAACTGCTTCTGCAAGAGCCTGTTGACCCATGATGAAGGTTGAGTAGACACGAACCTGGCTTGCGCCAGCTCCTGAACCAGCCTGTGAGTTTGGTAGGCGTGGTGACTCTACGAAAGCAACGCCTTCGTATGTTCCAAGCTCACCTGCGTAGATACCAGCGGTATCAACGTACTCGTGTGGCTGACGCCATCCTGCAGTTCCTGTTTCAGCACGAAGATCGTGTGAAACTTCTGGGTGAATGTAGGAAGCGTAGAGTGAACCACGGCGTGGCACAACGTTTGCTGCGCGGAGCTTCGCTACTGCGTAGCGGATATCGCGAGACTTGATTGTGTCAGTACCTGTGATGGTTGTGATTGCTGCAGAGGTGGAGAGTGCTCCAGCGGATTCGCGGATTACCTGTGATCCACCATTGAGGACATCACGGACAACTGTGTCGAGTGAGTCGTTCATGTTGAACGCAACAATGTTCGCAAGAGCTGGCTCTACATCAGCGAGTGAGAAGAGGTCGAGCTTGCGGGTTGAAATGATTGAGTTACCGTACTCATTGAGAGTAACTGCAACAGTGCTGGTTGCAGGAACTGCAACTGCATCTGGATCGACAGTTTCTGTCAATGGTGAGGTAGCTACTGCGAGGTCATTGTAAAGCTGGAACAATACAGATGAACCTGCGTGTGACTGCTGTGCAGGCTTCTTGTCAGCTGCAGCACGGAATGACGGAACGGAACGGAGAGCGAACTCTACGAGCTTGTCATACGCCTGAGTAACAAGGTTAGCACCTACAACAGTACCTGCTTGCCCTGCTGGCAAGGAGGCTGCGGTATACAAATTAGGCATTTACCTGTCCTTCTTTGGTTGAATTGGCTACGATTGTGAACCGTAGATAAGTTTTAGGATTTCATCTTCAGAGCCAGCGTTGTTAATACGGAACGCTAGATCTTCAGACTTGTCGGGGGATAAAGCACCATGTGTAACAGCATCCATCTGTCGCAAAGCTGCGACATCCTGTTGACTTACTTCCTGTTGTGGCTGTACTTCAAAACCGAATACATCGGCATTTTGGTCCAACCAAGCAGCGATAGCATCTTCCGATGCATCTAGGTCATTAGGTACAAATGCGGCTACCTTTGGGTTTACGCCACGGGACGCAAATACGTCCTTCAAAATCCGCTCTCTTTGGGACTTACTGAGTTCACCAAGTGAACTTTCAAGTTCCTTGTTTCTCTTCTGCTCCGACTTCAAAGCCTTGCGCAGTTTCTTTACAAGGTCAGTTTCCGACTCGTATGATGGCGTAAAGTCATCATCCTCATCTTCGTCATCCCAGTAGTTATCGCGGTTGTTGCTCATAGCAACTCTCCCTTTCTAGTAGTTGGCGCACGCCTCAATATCTACAGGGGAATAGATATTGGCTCGTACTGTCGGTCTAATACACCGCATGGGGCCGATCGATCCATGTCGGGATTCTTTTAGAGTATGCCTATCGTTCCTGAACGTAAGGCTGTGGTTGATAATCCAGACTGTCCTCTAAACGCCTGGACCTCTTGTTGAGCAAGTTTCTTACGGCGTTGTGACGCAGTTCCAAGGAACTGTTCAGCCTGTAGTTCTTGCTGTACCTGTGCAGCATCTGCGGCTCCACCAGTCAAGTTACGCTCGTAGATACCTGAAAGCTTCTCAGTAGGTCTGAGTTGCTCTGCGATATTCTCGTAGCCTTCACCTGCTAGTTGTGTAATCTGAGCCTCGGTGTAACCAAGTCCTGTCAGACGAGCAGCTTGCTGCTTAGCGAATTCTGTATCAAGCTTGATGCCTGATGCTTCATTTGCTCTACGAATTGCTTCGGTAGCAAATGCACCAGAAGTACGACGATCCTCAAGAGCCTTAGTTCCTACGTTTGGATCTAGGAAGAAGCTTGTAAGATCTGAAGCATCTGAGATATATCCAAGTTCCTTCAAGGATTGGACATAGTACGGATCTGCAGTTACAGAACGTAGGCGAGCGCTGTTAGCACGCTCATCAAGTTCTGCTACAGATACATCGTTTTGCATGTATTTGGTAATTGAGTCATCACTCTTAAAAACATCTCTACCTGTAGTGCTAGTTACATACTTGTCAATAACACGCTTGTAACCAAGCACAAGACCTACGAGTTCACCAGGCTTCTTCTTGGTTGTTAATTTTTCATTGAACTTACCAAAGTCTTGATAGAATGGTGAGTCAATAATTGTTCCTGACTTGGATTGATATGTTGGCAGGTATAGATATTGATCAACTACATTCTCTAACTCATTGGGACCAGCAAACCTAGCATCTTTTAGAATATTTCTAAAGTAGGTTACGCTGTTATCTACTGTAGATTCAGGCAGTCCAGCAGCAAGAAGTTTGGCTTTGAGGATTAACCAAGTAACATCAAATGTGTCTACTGGTTCTTCATCTTTTGGTGTATCATCGGTTTTTGGTTCATCCTCAGGAGTGATAGTAGTACCATCTCCATCGTCTCCACCATCTCCGCCATCGCCACCGTTACCACCATCGCCACCGTCGCCACCATTTCCACCGTTGCCGCCATCGCCGCCGTCTCCACCAGTGTCGCCACCAGTATCGCCACCGGTGTCTCCACCTGTGTCACCGTCACCACCAGTGTCTCCATCGCCACCTGTATCGCCATCACCTGTGTAGCCATCGCCACCAAGGTCTCCACCAGCACCTGTAGCGCCACCAGCTTTGGCAGTGCCACGAGCTTTAGCAGCAGCAGCTAACTTCTCTTCGCGTTCTCTCTTAAGACGAGCAAGCTTTTCAGCAGACGTTTCTTTTTTAGGAGGTGTCTCTGGTGTTTTAGCCTTTGTACCTGGTGGTAATTCTGCGCCTTCTTCAATCTTAGTTGTAGTTTTTGTTTTTACAGGTACAGGTTCATCAACTTTAGTAGTAGTTTTCTTTAGGCCAAAAGGATCTTTTACGCCCTTGCCTTCGGCTATTTGAGTAGCCGCTTTTTGACCAGCAGTAGGAGTGCGCTCAGCATCTGCTTTAGCAGCGGCGGCACGAGCCTCGTCTGGGCCAGAAACTTTAGTAGCAGTAGTCTTAACGCCAGCAGATTCTTTAATATCTGAAACTTTGTTTTTTACGGCATTGTCAACCTTAGAGATTGTTGTACCTTTGCCAATTTTAGCACCGAGATCTACGGCTTCATCTAGCTTGTCTTTAATTTGTTCAGCAAGTTTGTCTGCTTTTTTGGCATCTGCTTTAGTGATTTTTGGTTTGTCAAGGATAGCATCAAGGTCCTTCTCAAGGGCTTTTGCGTCCTTTACGGCATCACTAGCTTTGACGGCTCTAGGAAGGCTCTCTGCAACTTTAACAGCAGTCTTGATAGGTGTTGATACCCTACGCGCAGCAGCAGTACCAACGATACCTAGGATATTACCAGCACCCTCTAGGATATCATTAATGTCGAGTTTATTTTTCTCCGCCATGTTATCCTAACTTCCGTTCGATGATGTCACCGATATTGCTGTAAGAATTAAACGCATCTGCACTTACGTCCCAGTCAGCACTTCCACGCATAATCTCATAGGCTTCTATATCAGAAGCTGCACGATAGTTACCCTTTTCATCTTTGAAATTCATCATCTTCTTAATGAGTGGATTATTCATATCGTATGTTTTACGTGTGATAGCACTAGCAATTTTAATGTACTGATCTGCGTAATCTTTAATATCTTCGCCTCTGGCAAGAATATCTGCCATTCCAGGATTCAGCTTGGCAGCTTGGTTACGGATCTTCTGCTTGCCTTCTTCAAGTTTCTGCTTGATTAGTTCTGGGTCACCTGTACCAATAAGGTCTTTAACCATGTTTGCCAAGACATTGAATTCTGGCTCAGCAAGATTGT